TCAAGAATCAGCCTCAGACACCATACAATTTAAATGATAATCTTTATTGAGCAAGCCACTACATAAGGAGCAAAGCACTTAAAGCTTGTGGGAGTAGTTTTGAGCAATCCATTGATCAGAGGGCACTTCATACTCTCCATTTTCTGGGTCACCCACTACATTGGCTAAGGTAAATGGCATACGGCCGGATGGAGTGACGGGGAATGGTGCCGGTTTTTCTGGGTTATGTCTCCTAGACCGCTTTCGTCGCTTCACCTCAAATTCCATGCTATAATGCAAGTGAAAGATTGCATACTGGTTTAAGTTGCTCTTAGGGGAAGTGTGAGCACCGGCGGTTGGTGGGCCAGGCTGACTGCGCAATTTTAAAAAGATCATTGGTGGAGGACTATTCATCCCCCAACCACCCAGGAGCGGATACTGAGCAAAAAAGTGACATTCTGTATCGGGTATCTTGGTCCATATTTGACAATCAAAAGTCAATGGATTGGGATTCCATACCGCCCCGGGAAACAGGGGAAATACTGGTTCTTGATACAATTTAGGATTGTAGATTGTTTCTTGGCCACTCCCAGAAATCCTGGTATGTCCAGGCACAAAAAATGTATGACCCACATGAGGCGCTGCAAGATCAGTGTCAGTCTGCACCACTCTCGATGGATTTGTAACGGTGCCATCACTTTCTTCTTGATGGCCATCGTAGGACTCTTCATGTTGGCGTCGAGTGTACGCTAATCCCCCCAAGTAGTTGTGAACACTGTATGAACCTGCTGAATCCTCAGTTCTTACCGACCACGGCTGATGAACTAGTGGATTGATAGCGTATCTGTCTGTTGTCTGTGGATTACCAATAGCCACTGGAGTTCTAAAAGTGAGGTTACGTAGCTGACTATCTGTGGGGGTCATAAGAGACGGCCCCGGTACGTGATTAAGCGGCAAGCGCCCCACGTCTAACCCCGTGGGTCTTTTCCATACAGCCTTACCATCTGAATTTACTCCAGTCATAATAGCCAACCTGGAGTTAGGAATTGGATTATGTCTGGCATACAGGGTCTGACTGGGAGTGGAGAGCCGCCTAAAGGGTAAGTCATCTGGGAAATCATAAGTATGTCCCCATGTGTCTCCAGCACCCAAGCACTGGGCATCATGGTGTTCTAAAAAGTACTGCTCTGTTTTGTGATCAGCAATAGCTATGATGTCGTTGACCCGCCCTTCCAGTTCTCGACCACGAGTTAAATAACCGTATTGGGGTAGGACATAGTGTTCTCCTGGCAAATGGCCAGGCAATGTGTCTTGATTGTGACCAAGTACATATGGATAATCATATGAGTCATCAGCAAACACTACAATGCCCCCAGATGCACTGTCTGATACTGTGGTCCCTGTTGTGGACTGGGCAATGTCTTTGATAACAATAGCTGAAATACCAATACTCAGTTTTTTGGGGCGAATCTCATCGTATTCATCTAACAGCTGCTGAAAATCTCTAGGAGTTAAATGAGCTGAGATAGCATTTACGTCAATATAACTGTATGGTGTTTTCATCCCAATCACTGGTTGAGTTTCATCTGTATGGCTACCCTTTTGATAAACAGGTACATAGTTTCCCCTCTCAGCTAACATAGTTGTCCTAGTATGAGAAGTCAATATTAAAGAGTCAGTAAAAGATGTTCCACCAATCCATTGAGCTTTTACCTTAACCCCCCCACCTGCTCCACCCGTTGGTGTTGCGGCCATAACTGTAGTATCAGACGTCTCAGCGCGCGCACTCGGCTCAGCAGAAACAATCCCAGGAGACAAATCTTCCTCAGGGGAACCAGTCCGAGGTTTCTTCGGGGCTGGTGTGACGGCGGAAGAGGGCTGTGCTGGTGTGCCGGGGATAGGATCGGGGGGTAAAACCTGTGAAATTTGAGCATCCACCAGGTCACCAACAGTCTCTTTAGCTGACCAGATGCCACGTATAGCATTGCCAACCAACTGATCAACAGGATTGGTAAGCTGTCCCCCCTCCTCAGCCCGGGCTATTTCTCTATTCATAAGTCTGTCTGCTCCATGACCATGGAGGTATGGTACGTCCCCATGAGATAGCATATCTGCGTACCGTTCGTCATGGTGTTTAGCGGCCTCGTCCACTGGGCCCTCAGGGGGGCCATTATCCAGAGGATTACCAGGACCAACATAACGATAACCGGGGACAAGAAATCTCCCTTCGGGAGGGCGTTCAAGGTTTGGTTCACTAGGGGAATCAGCTCCTCCAATACCGTCGCCACCGTCACCACCGACTCCATCTCCAGCTATAGGTGGCGGATGAAAAATATTTAAAAACTGAGCCTTTATCTGCTCTACAATTGGATGTTGTTCCACTGGAATAGGTGACAACATGCCATCAAAGTAAGCTTCAATCTCTTCAGCAGATGGGATGCGAGTATCCCATGCTGATCTGTGTAAGTCATACAATACAGGTATCTTAGGAGAGCGTAGGTACTGAAAACTAACAGGCTCCTCAAAAAACTGCCGGACCGCCTCCGTAGATTCTCTGAGCCGATTAGCAATACTCTCCGGTGCCACAAGTATCAAGAGGCGGACAATGTCCACATAAAACCTCATGATGTGATGTAGTTTGCTTGTTGAACGGCGCAAGGTAAATAGCTGTTCAGCCAGTTGTTTAACTGGGTACACTTTCATGGGTAAGCTTCTGGAGTATTTCTGAAGCTCCGCGAAAGCTCTTTCATATATACTGCCAACAGTAATATCAGCTATAAATCCGCCCGGCAAACCCCACCGACGTCTACTGGGCTCTGGTCCCGAATTGTATGTTAACTTGCGCATCAGGGTTTCTAGGGGAGGTGGATCCCCGGGCCGAAAAGCATCTGCCGCAGACATCTCTTACCTGCAATTAAAACAGGGCGTTACTCGTCCTTCTTAACAACCACTGGCGTATCACACGTAGTGTTGCCACTATAAAACACAAAGATAACAAAAAAATAGTATTATAAACATTTATAAATTCAAAAAATAGCTAACTCACCACCAATTCCAGTCGTAAAAGCTTCTCTGATGTGACGCTTCGGTGAGGGCCAACCGGCGTCGGTACCTCCAGGGCTCCGAAAGCCACAGATGATAATAAAAAAGTCCAGCACACACTGGTTTCTCTGGGCCTCGTAAATTTAGGTGATCTGCCCAGTCCTCGTCCCTTAGCTTATTCAACCACCACAGCTCTACCTCAGCCGCTTCACTGGTGACACGGTACCTGTGACTGGTCGGTGATGTTGGGAATGGCTGTGACACAATTTCATCCACGGGTGGATTCGGGCTCGCAGCCTCCGGGGTGTTCGGTGGAGTCTGATCTCTAGACTCTTCAGCTGGTGTGCTTTGACGGAGTGGAGGGAACCACTCATCCTCAGAACTCCAATGCTCGCGCGTTTCAGAGACGCTAGCCAATAGCCGTAGAGGACTGATGCACTCAGGTGGGTCCATTGGCTTTTCACATGGGCGCGGTACCTGAAAGGCCTCCGGGGGTGCGCCCTTTGTGGTTAACAAGTCAAATCCAGTTCTAAAAAAATCACGCAAATCTCCATCTGGAATCGGGGCTAGGCCAGGTGGTACGAGCCGTTGAAACCGAAACATAGTTATTCTGGTCTTTAATGCTTCCTGATGAGCAGAACTGATGACGGGGCCATCAATTGTAACTGTTAAATCTCCATTAGATGTAATAATCACACATGTTGGTATAAAATCTTCGCTCCCTTTATTTTTAACATCCAATCTAACAGGAGCGCCACCTAAAATAGCCTTAGCTACTTCCACAATGTTTTCAGTCATTCGGCCTTCTTCCCACCAAACCAGACTCTGACAGTGACAGTCATTAAAAGGAAAATTTTGATTTGTCCAGTTTACACAACCATAGCTGGGACTCAAATTGGCGATGGCGGCAGCCAAAAGAGTTTTGCCCGTGCTGGCTGGTCCCCAGAGCCACAATGCCCGGCGCTTGGCCCAGACCCCCTGGGCCCAGCCGGCAAAATACCAGGCGGCATCAGATGGGTCGTATCCATTTAACTTAAACAGTTCAGCCACCTTGTTATCGCTAGCCATGGCCTGTCCTCCGCGTTGTAGATAGCCCAACAATGGGTGAGCCAGGACCATCTCTCTTTTGGCAACAGCAAGGGCATTCCGAGCCTGGAGCACGCCACCACTAGAACCCAGAAATGACCGGTAGCTTCGTTTGTCGGCGGCTAGCCATTTTCTCTCAGTAGCAATGCCCTGGTCTACTAGCCAGTCAATTAGACTCAAGAAACGGTCTGTACCTTTGCCGGCCATAGCGGGAGCTTCCACAGTTTCTGATGCCGTGGCAGCTGTGAGTTCAGTGATATATGGAAGGGGAATGGCTCCGCCTTCGGTGCCACAGCGCACTCTATTGGGCACACTTAATATAATTCCTTTAAACCGCTCAATGTTGGTCCAGGCAAACCAACAGTGTTCCACTGGCAACTTAGGTAATAAGTACCTCTGGACAAAGCTCAGATCAGCTTGATACAACCGGCCTTGTCTAGTTTTTCTGATCTGCCAGGTTAAGGCCCAGGTATGGCCTTCAAGGAGGTATCTATCCATAAACACTTTCCAGCGCTTTAGCCACGTGCTAAAGTCACGCCCGGACATACTACCCTGTTCGCATACTAGGTGGTAGTGAAATTCTCTCCCATCACTCACGCTAGGCTCCACCTGAATATACATTCCGGGTAACATGTACATAGGTAAAATCATATGGAAGGATTCTACCAGTTCCCTGTACATGAGACGACCTAAGTTTACAGATAAATCAAAATAAGAACCAGATGCCCGTAAATCGGTTACTGGCCAGTCTGGGTACTCATCTGGGACTTCGCGGTGCAGATCTTCTGTACTTCTGAATTGTACATTGAGGCCCTCACAGACGGTGGTGGGCACTTGCAGTACAGCGGTAAAGGCAGGAGCATCCATTCTCTTCGGCGGCGGAATCCGAAAAGGAAGTTGGGTGTCTGAGGCTGATTCTTAAAGGCGAGGTAGTGTGGCGAGA